CGCGGAGTACTGATGGAAACTCCTGCTCGTTCAGTTCCTGAACTCGCGGAGTACAAAAACTCCATCAAAGAAATTAATAAGGAGGTTTTTGTATGACTAAATCAAGTGCTTTTGGAGCCGCGTTCAATGTTGGGAGACGCCAGGTGGAGCGGGCCACGGTGGTGGGGACGATCACGCTGGGCGGGAACGCGACGGTGATCACCACGGCCACCGGGATGGGCGGCTCTCCAATCACGACCAGCGTGGCGGTGCTATTGAACGATACGGCCGATACCGTGGCGGAAAAGATCAGGGTTGCGCTGCGTGGGGTGGGGAACATCACGGCGATGTTCGATGTGATGGGATCGGGTCCATACGTGGAGTTGAGGCGCAAGATCGCAGCTGCGGACATTGCCAACCTGAACATCAGCGTGGCGAATGGAACGTGCACCGGGCTGACGGACGACACCACCAGCGATGCCATTGTTGTAGGGGTGGTTTCGACCACGATCGCGCAGGTGAAGAGCATTGGCGGTCCGAGTTTGAGCCTGGATACCGAGGATGTGACCACGCATGATTCGACCGCCGCTTTTGAGGAAGTGGTGGCCACGATCCTGCGCTCAGGGGAGGTGAACCTGGACATTGTGTACGATCCGGCCGGGGCCACGCACAGCGCATCTGCCGGTCTGCTGGACTACGTGGAGAACAAAACCCTGGTGTTCTGCGACCTGGTGTTCTTCAGCACGTACAACTGGACCTTCGGGGCGTACGTGACCGGTTTTGAACCGAGCGCGCCGGTGGATGGGGCTTTGAGCGCGACGGTGACGCTGAAGATCGCTGAAGCGCCGACGTTGGAATAAAAGCGTCTCTCGCAAAGGCGCAAAAACGCAAAGAAAAGCAAAGTACATATTTAGGAGGAACAAAGCATGACAAAACTTGCTGCATTTGGAACTTTGTTTAAGAGGGGGGCGGTGACCATTGCCCAGGTGAAGAGCATCAGCGGGCCGGGGTTGAGCCTGGACACCGAGGATGTGACCAGCCACGATTCGACCGCGGGCTGGGAAGAGGTGGTGGGCACGATCCTGCGCTCCGGGGAGGTCACGCTTGACCTGATCTATGATCCGGCGGCTGCGACGCACAAGTACGCCAGCGGCGGACTGTTGTATGACCTGGTGAGCCGCACAGCGCAGGCCTTCAGCCTGGTGTTCCCGGACGTGGCTGTGACCACCTGGACTTTCAACGCGTTCGTGACCGGTTTTGAGCCGAGCGCGCCGGTGGACGGGGCGTTGTCCGCTTCTGTGACGCTGAAGATCACTGGCCAACCGACGCTGGCATAAAAACCTATCTCTCGCTAAGGCGCTAAAACGCAAAGAAACCCAAGGCGCAAAAGTGCTTTTGTGAAGAGCCAAAAAAAAGAGGATGCACATGACTTTAACCAAAGAGCAGATCCTGGCTGCAAGCGACATCAAGATTGAAAAGGTCGCGGTCCCGGAGTGGGGCGGCGAGGTCTACGTGAAGGGGATGACCGGGTCTGAGCGCGACAAGTTCGAGGCTTCAATCATCGAGATCCGCGGGAACACGCAGAAGGCGAACCTGGCGAACGTGCGGGCGAAGCTGGCGTGTTTCACGATCTGCGATGAGAGCGGAGCGCGGCTGTTCAGCGAGGAAGAGATCGTTGAGCTGGCGAAGAAGAGCGCACAGGCGCTGCAGCGGGTATTCGATGCGGCGCAGCGGCTTTCGGGCATCGGCTCAGAGGACGTGGACAGCCTGCTAAAAAACTAAAGGAGCGCCCGGCCCGGCGGTTTTATTTCCGGCTGGCGCGGGCGCTGGGCTGCACTGTGGCAGAGCTGCTGGACAGGATCAGCAGCGCGGAATTGACCGAATGGGCGGCGTTCTACCAGCTGGAACCGTTCGGGACTGAGGTGGATATGCTGGGTCATGCAATTACAGCGGCAACCATAGCAAACGTGAACCGCGGGAAAGGGCACAAGGCGCTTTCCCCGAAGGACTTTATGCCGGAGTTTGAAAAGGCGGGGCACGTGCAGAGCGCGGATGAGATGCTGCAGTTTGCCGAGATGATGACCGCCGCGATGGGCGGACAGGATCACAGAAAAGATGTGCGCGCATGAGCACACTGGCTGAATTATTCGTCAAGCTGGGGCTGGATTCGAGCGAGTTCGATGCTGGCGTGGATAACGCCGAAAAGAAGGGCTCGACATTCGGCGGGAAGATCGGCAATATCCTGGGCAAGGGGCTGGGCATCGCCGCGGCAGGAGCTGCCACGGCAATCGGCGCTGTGGGCGGGATGATCGCTTCTTCCATCGGACCGGCTTCTGACCTGGCGGAAACAACCTCCAAGGTTGGCGTGGTGTTCGGGCAATCGAGCGCGGCGGTGCTGGAATGGGGCAAGACAACGGCCAGCTCGATCGGCATGTCTTCAAACGTGGCGCTCAGCGCGGCGGGCACTTATGGCAACCTGTTCCGCGCCATGGGGATGACCGAGGATACATCATCGCAAATGTCCACCAGCCTGGTGGAGCTGGCAGGTGACCTGGCAAGCTTCAACAACATGGACCCGACGGCGGTGCTGGACGCGCTGAGATCGGGGCTTTCGGGTGAGACCGAACCGCTGAAACGCCTGGGGGTGAACCTGAACCAGGCGGGTATTGAAGCAAAGGCCATGGCATTGGGACTGTGGGATGGCGAAGGAGCGATGAGCGCGGGTGCAAAAGCGCAGGCGACTTACGCGCTGGTGATGGAACAGACCGCGCTGGCGCAGGGTGATTATGCGCGCACGTCCAAAGGGCTGGCGAACACGCAGCGCTCACTGACAGCAACTTTTGAGGATATCAAGAGCTCGATCGGGTCGGCATTTCTGCCATTGATCGAGGACGCGGCCGGGTTTGCACTTGATTTTGCGGGCGGGCTAAAAGAAATCGTAACCAGCGGCAAGCCGCTGGGAGGGATGTTGGGTGACATCGGAAATCTGATCAAAAATTCCCTGCCCGGCGTGATGGATATGCTCAGCCAGATCCTGCCCGGAGCGGTTTCTCTTATCACGGAAATCGCAAAGGGACTTGTGCAGGCGATCCCGCAACTGATGCCAGCGGTGATGCAGATCATTATGGGACTGGTGAGCGCGATCATTGAACTTCTGCCGATGATCCTGGAGACCGGATTACAGATCATCCTCTCGCTGGCGCTGGGAATTGCCGAGGCGCTGCCCACATTGATCCCGGAAATCGTCAATATGGTCATCATGATGGTGACAGTACTGATCGAAAATATTCCCATGCTGATCAGCGCGGGTTACCAGATCATCATCGGGCTGGTCAACGGAATTATCAATTCGCTGCCGGTGATCATTGAGCAGCTGCCAGTGGTCATGCAGGCGATCGTGACGGCGCTGATCACCGCGCTGCCGCTCATTTTCAACTCCGCGATCACGATCATCCAGGCATTGATCGAAGGGATTGTCGCCAACCTGCCGATGCTGCTCGAATCGGGCGCGCAGGCGATCTGGATCCTGATCCAGGGCATTTGGACGGTGCTGGAACCCCTGATGCAGGCGGGGTGGGAGCTGGTGAAGAAGCTGGCAGAGGCGATCAAACAGAAGATCACGCAGATCTACGACGTTGGCGTGGACTTGATCATGGGATTCTGGGAAGGATTGAAAAGCAAATTCAATTCAATTTTGGCAGGCATTGGCGATTTCATCGGATCGATCATCGCCAAGTTGAAAGCGCTGCTGGGAATCAGCAGCCCGAGCAAGGTGATGATGGGCGTGGGCAAGAACATGATGCTCGGCCTGGAGGAAGGCCTGTCCAGTTATTCGGGTGTGACGTTGGATACCACGCTGAACGCGGTGGGTTCGATCCCCGGGGCGATCGCCGGGCAGCGAGAAGACAGCATGGCATCCATGGCGTACAGCTTCCCGAGCGCGGCTGAGATCGGGCGCGCGGTGGCGGTGGCATTGATGCAAAGCGGAGCCTGGGCATGACCTACAAGTTTGACGATTACGCCGTTGAGGCTCTGCTGGACGGCGTGAACTGGGAGGAAATCACCCGGGACATTATCACCCCGATCGAGTGCGGGTACGGGTTGAGCGGCAACGGCGTGACTGACCGCGTGGCAGGACCCGGAGCGCTGAAATTCGGGCTGAACAACACGTCCACCAATTCAGCCGGGCTGGTGGGATATTACTCGCCGGGGCATCCGAATTGCAGGACGGGCTTCTCGATCGGGTTGCAGGTGCGGCTGCGCATCCAGTTTGACAGCATCTGGCGCGTGAAATGGGTAGGCATGATCCCGGCGGACGGGATCCAGGTGGGCACGGGGATCTATGCGCGTACCGTGACCCAGGTGACCGCCAAGGATTGGTTTGAGCAGACCTCGATCCATGAGCTTTCGGGGCTGGCGTTCACCACGGCGAAAACCATGGCGGAAACAGTGCCTTTGATCATCGCGAACATGCCGATCGAACCGCCGGGGGTGGAAACTTATTACGCCTGCGATTCCACGTTCCCGTATGTGTTCGATACCACGCGCCTGCGCACCACCGCGTTGGCGGAATTCGCCAAACTGGCGCTCTCCGAGATGGGATACATCTACCAGACGCGCGAAGGGCTGGTGGTGGAGGGCAGGTTCACGCGCACGGACACGACCAACATGGTGGTGGACATTCCGGCGCACAGCGATGACTGCGATACGCTGCAATTCGAGGACGGGGATTACCTCCAGTTGGCAGAAACCAGCATGGGCAGCGAAGAGCCGCTTTTGCTCGACGATACCTACCTGGCGGAGTTCGATAACAG